GATGGGTTAGACTGATCTTCCCATGTTGTACTTGTTTGTAAATTTGTCCATGATGTATCTGGATTCGCTTGGTTTGTCCAGGTATCGGCTATTATATCTTGTTCTGTCCATGTTTCATCAGGAACAATTATATCTTCCCATTTTAGACTACCAATTGCATTAAATCCACTTGTTTGTGCAATTACAGATGCACCTCTGTCTATCTGTCTACCGTCTGCATCAAAGCCACTTACACCAGCTAATGTAGCTGAAGCACTAATAGTAAATCTACCAGTAGCAGTAAATCCTGATATTGCTTCAATGGTTGCTAAAGCTTTATCTATTTGTGTACCAGTAGCAGTCATACTGCTTGTTGCAGCTATTGTTGATGCACCTGGTATTAATTTTGTTGGTACTGCGGTTACACTAGATATAGAAGCTATAGTTGCAGATCCTAAATCTATTTGTGTACCTACTGCTGTAAATCCAGATGTTGCTGATATGGTTGCGCTACCTCTATCTATCTGTCTACCAGTAGCTGTAGCACTAGATACCGCACTAATAACCGCTTGTCCACGGTCTATTTGTCTACCTATTGCTGTTGCAGAAGAAACTGCTGCTATGGTTGATGCACCAAGATTTATCTTATGACCAACTGAAGTAAAGCCTGATGTTGCAGCAGATGTTGCTGCTCCTAAATTAATTTTATGCCCTACTGCATTAAAATCAGAAGTTTGTGCAGATGTTGCACTAGCTAGTTTTTGTACTGATGATTCAGCTGTAAAACCTGATGATGCTTGTATTGTTGCAGCACCAAAATGATAAACGGGAGTTCCATAGTTGGACTTCCCGTATGTATATAGACCATAGCCTACTGAGGCCATGATATTAAGCCAATGTTATATCTAAATCTCCAGCATCAAATCTGAATACATCACCTGTGCTTACAGTTTTAGATGTTGTTAGGTTTGCGTAAGCTAAAAGATTACCAGCTGATGAAGCATCTAAAATACCAACTGCAACTACAGTTCCATAATCTGCTGTAGCTGTTGGATATTCAATAGCTGCTGAGTTTGTTGCTGTGGTAGGATCAGTACCAGATACTGTAAATGTACCAGTTTGTCTTGCATAAGCTCCGCCTGATACTTCTGTACCACCACCTGTGTCTGTAGGTGCTACAGTATACAAAGCAACATATAATGTTGATGGTGCTGTATAAGCATTACCACCAAATACATGGTCTAATACTTTATCTTCTAAATAATCACTAAATCCAGCCATTTTATCTCCTAATTATTATTCCAATAATAAATCTTTTTACCAGATTTGCCATAAGTTCTTCTTCTTTGTATTAGAGAGCCTTTGCCAAATTCTGCTTTCTCTTGTTCCATTCTCATCTCTTCTAATGCTTTCTCAAATTGTGCTGTAAATAACGGCACTCTTTCATCTTCCATTAAATAGATAGAAGCGTGTTTTAAAGCACCATATAAGTAAGCATCTGGATATCCTGTGGATATAAAGTTCGTTGTATTAGAACTGCTTAAAGCATCAATAGTGCCATAGTATGTTAATTGTAGCGTATAACTTGTGTCAGGGGTAGGTGCTAATTCTAAAGTATTATCTACAAGTGCATAATAAATAGGTTGACCAGTTACATTGTTATTAGATTTTCTATACACATCTAATGATTCAATAGACTGTTGAAATAATGGTCTAAAATCATTTGATGTAATTTCTACATTGATAGCTTCTAACCAATCTGTTGGTAATGACATATATTGTGCATCTGCTGTAGCAGTTGCCCGTTTAATCATATCCTTAGTTCTTAATCTTCTATTAAACTCTGCTTCTGTTGCATCAATAAAAAAATCTAATTGGTCTGTTAAATCTGACCTGTTTAAGAAATTTGCAATATTAGTTTTTAATTCATCGTATGTCATACTTTACCTTTCCATGTTCTGAAGGGTTTATTATCTGAATGGTTTAACCATTTTTTCCATTGTGCAGAATCTTTTGCCCATCCTTCTCTTAGAGCTTTTTGATATATTACCATGGGAACTTCTGCTACATGACGAAAATCTTTACCTGGGGTATGTTCAGATAATTGTTTTACATAGTCTAATGTTGGCTGTATATCTTGTTTGGTTTGATAAACAACCCTGTCATCTTCTGTAGCAAAGATAGATTTAATACCTTGTCTATGATCTATTAATGTAGTTTTTGCCATGTAGGAATTTTAGCACAAAAAAAAGGGAAGCCGAAACTTCCCTTAAAGCTTATTACTAAACTTATGATACGTTTAAGTCTGCAACGACACCGTGAGCAGCTTCGTTAGATACTTCTAACCCATACTCAACAACAATCATTTTAGTCTCAGCATCACCTATTGTAGCAATATCAACAGTTTGGAAGTCTCTTAGGTAAGATACTTTCGCAAACTCTGGATCTACTAACAATAAAGTTCTTTCTCTACTTCTGTTTGATGGAACGATTTTTAGTTCACCAAAGTCAGATGAATAGATAGATACTGAAGCCTCGACTGTGTTTGCATCAACAAATTGTCTAGCTTGTGTTCTTCCTGTGAAACCAGAAATAACTTGTTTGTTGTGTGGACCACAAATAGCCATGTTTGGCTCTGCACCACTAGCAAACATTTGCTGTAATACGTCTTTTAAAAGAGCTTCTGTTAAATCTCTTTGTGTACCGTCTGTTGGAGCAGTACCACCACCAGTAGAAGAACCACCTGTTCCTCTTGACTCGTTAGTTTCAACCCAAGACTCAAAACCACCAGTTACCCTAGCTGTTGTAGCATTACCAGTTGTTTTATCTCCATTTTTACATAGAGCTTCTTCCATATCTCTTTTAAGAGCTTTAGCCATAATAGCTAGTTGGTGAGCCATTTCTGATCTCTTACCAGCTGGGTCTGAAGCGTCTTGTGAGCCTGTTACAGTAGCATCTCTGCTTGAAATCATAGCAACATTACTTACTCTAGTTGTAGCAGTAGCTGTTGATCTTGAAAGCTCAAAACCCTCTAACTGTCCACTAGCACTTGGAGTTGGTAATACTTCTGTTTGCCAATCAAACACTACGTTTTTAATATTTCTTTTGCCTATTGATGACATAAAAGGTGTTTGCATAGGAGAGATGTTGTAAATAATATTACTTAAATCTTCTCTGTCAGCAGTAGCCGAATATGTGTCAAAAGCGTTAGTTACTTTAGCCATTTTTATATTCCTTTAAAATTAAATTAATTGTTCAAATACTTTAGCCGCATCTGAGGTTTTCCCAGTTTTGGCCAACCTTTGTTTTGCTCTTTTCACAGGTGTTGTCGTTTTTGGTCGGTTAGTCGTACCAGGTCTCGCAACTCTTGCTGGTGCTTTTTGTGTTGGTTTTTTCTTTGTGGCTTCAACTGTTTTAGAGTTTAACCAAGCATTTCTTAAACCAAGCAAAGCACGATAATCATAAACCTGTTGAATTTCCTCAGGTGTATAACCTAAAGTATTCACGGCATATTCACTAATAGCCAACTTTTCTTTTGTGGCAACCTCAGGGTTTTGCCACTCAGGGATAATTTCAAGAAGCTTTTGATTGCCATACTCAACAAATTGTGCAATCTGTTGTTGCTGTTTAACTAAGGCTTCTTGTTGAAGTCTTTGTTGCTCAGCGGTTACAGCATTAAGCTTTTCTTTTTTTTCATCCCAAAGTTGTTTTTCGCGAACATAACCAACAGGATCATCTTCATACAAAGCGTTCCAATCTGGTTCGTTAGCCAGTTCGCCCTTTAATTGGGCTTCCATCTTCGGTAACAACTGCGAATAAATCGCATCTCTTTGCGCTAACTCTGCTTGCTGCTGCTCAATAGTCTTACGCTGTTGAGAGAGTTCTTGTGTTTTACGCGTATAATCTTGCTGACGAGAATAGCCGTTGATAAGTTCCTCTTGCGTCACCTCAACTTCTTGACCATCTACTTTTACTGTAAATGTCTGAGGTTGCAAGGCTTCCTCTTCAACATTGGTTTGTTCTTCATCCAGTTCTTCGTCCTCATCGTCATACTCTTCATCATCTTCTTCAATATCTTCAGATGACTCAAGTTCTTCTTCAAGGACTTCTTCTTCAACTACTTCTTCTGTTTCTGTGACTGCATCCTCAACCTTATCCTCTTCAGGGGTTAAGAAACTTTCAAACATCGAAGCAGCAACTTCGTTATCAGTTTGTAAAGCAGTCGGTTTTCCGTTATTGCTCATATAAATACTCCTTAATGTATTTAAGGGTATTTTAGCTTAATAATGTATAAAAAGGGAAGGGTTAGCCTATTTTTCTAATTTTGTTTATATTAGCTTTTGTTAGCTTGCCTTTTTCTGCAATGATACGCAGATGTCTTTCAACTTCTGGTAATAGTAATAATGATCTGTGGATATCTTCTCTAGCAGTAACATCTGAGATATCCCGTGAGTTTAACCAATGTGTTATATATTCGTTTTTAAGATTTTCTATTGCTTCTTTAAAAACATCGCTTGTTAATAATTGTTCAGCTTGTGCAGCTTTAACTACTTCTTCGTGTGATACTGACATTAAAATAATCCCCTAGGTAATTGTTGGTCTACAGAAAATCTACCGCCAGTTGGTGTTTGTAAACCAGCAAGTTGTTGTTCTAATTCTGCAATTCTTGTGTCATAAGCAGATAAATCTGGAGCTTGATAGGTTGGTATATTGATACCAGATATAGCTTTTTGTATATCTTCTTGAGTTACAAATTGCGATACATCAGGTACTTGTTGTTGAGGTATTGACATTAATATATCTTGTTTTAAAACATTAGGGTCAAATGTAGGTATATCAATACCTTCTCTTATATCTCTGATTAAAGCATCTCTATCTATAGAAAAATCTCTACCAGTTGGAACACTTGGAATTAAAGACGGTATATCTTCACGTCTTACAAACTGTGATAAATCTGGTGCTTCATATACAGGTAAATCTATACCTTCCCTTATATCTCTTATTAAATCTTCTCTATCAATAGAAAAATCTCTACCTGTGGGAACTTGTGGTATTAATGTTGGTATATCTTCTCTTCGTACAAATTGTGAAAAGTCTGGTTGTTCAAAAGTTGGCATCCTTTCTGTAATTCGTTCTTGTACTATTTTATCTATAGCATCTTGGTCTATACCACCACCAAGCAGTTTACCTACGTTCATTAGGTTTTCTAAAGATGACATATCTCTTTGACCACCAAATATATCTCTAAGTGGTGGCATCTTCATATCTCTATCTACTGGTATTCTTACGCCACCAATACCTGTACCTAAAAAGCTAGGATCATCTGGTTCTTGATAAGTTGGTGTTTCTACAGGAGTTGTACCAACAGGTGTATTCAATTGGGCTTGTGTATAACCCATTGGTTGTTCAGGAGAATAACTTACGCCTGGTGCAATGACTTGTTCCATTGGCATACCACCTGCTATAGAACGCGCATAGTTAAAACCAGATGTATATGTAGGATCTGACATTGGTATTGTATAGCTACCAAAATCATCTGGACCCAGTTGTCTTTGTGGTAAATCAGCTGTTAAAAATTTACCAAAGCCACCTCTTTTAATTGGTTCTTTTTGGTTTAATTCTGCCAACGCACTTAAATCTAAATTTATGTTTGGTATACCTATTGCCATATTATTGTGTAATTAGTTTATCTATTTTAGCGTCTAGCTTATCTATACGCTCTATGACTCTATCCATATTCATTATCAATTCTTCTTTAGTAACGAATCGCATAGCAACCTCTTCTCTGGTCTTATTGAGTAGTATATCAACTCTTTTGATTTCTGTCGCGTTAGAACGAATACTATAAATGATAGGACCAAATACCAAGGTCATTATAATATTCCACAATAAGATAGAAGTTATTTCCATTTAGTAGCTCCACACATGAGGGCGTGGCCTACCTTGTGAGTCTTTTGATATGTCCAAGTGTATAAATCTTGCATTGCCTTTTTGATTAATTCCTATGCCTGTAAATCCGTAATCAGTTGCTTTGGATATAACCTCTAATGCTTTTTCGCCTCTGAGTGCTATATCAGCAGCCAATCCTAATGCGTGCGTGCCTGGTTCAGATTTGACTTTTTCTATCGGATGATCTGCACATCTATATCCACTTGTAATTTTAAATGGAAAGCCTACATCGCTTCTTAGTAATTGTAACTTATCTATTAGTTCGTGTTCAATCTTATTTTCACCACAATGCTTACAAGCGAACTCTTCTATGCTGAAATTTTCCCAATTTTTATTTGTTGTTTGCATTTTGTTTCTTATATGCTTCCAGTTCTGTTCTTAAAATAATAACTTCTTTTTCTAATTTTATCACCTGTTCTTCTAATGTTCTTATATCAGGGAATATATATTTATTTTGATTAGCTCTTAGGTTTTGTATCTCTCTTTCATTAAAATCTATTTTTTCAGTAGTATAAGCATAACCCCAAACAGCTACAGCTATAACACCTATGATTTGTAATAAGTAACTAAGAGAGATATTTAAAGTTGACTTATCATCAACTTTGGCTAGCTCACTCATTTTCCTACACCTTTTATTCTTTCAAAACTTCTCATACCACCAAGACCAAGCATACCCATTAATACAGGTAACATAGTAGAAGTATCAGCTTGTGGTACATCAATACCAAAAGGTGCTAGTAAAGGACTAATTAAAAAGTTGACTGCAAAACCTGCAACACATACCCAAGCTGTTGCTGGTCTCCAAGATGATTGAAACCAATTCCCCTTAGCTTCTTCTTT